TACTGGACCAATCGCAGCTGGTTCTGATTTAACAGCAGCAATTAACCTTGTTGATGAGTATGTTACTGCTTCCTTAACTACAAGCACGAATACCATCTTTAATGGTCATGCACAGGGTCGTATTGTTTATGCTGGTGCATCTGGAGCTAAGGATAGTACAGCTAATCTTACTGTTACCGCAAGTGGCACAAGCCCAACGGTAGTTACATTAGTAGGAAACTTAACGCAAACTGGTAACCATGTTATTACTGGTAACCTCGTACAAGCAACAGGCACAGCGTCTATTACTGGAACAACTGGTAGTGTGTTTAACCTAACTGGATCGTTCCTAATGACAGCAACTGGCTCTAATGTTGCTACCTTCAAGGGAGTATCTACTAATAAATTAGTTGCATTCCAAAACGCAAGTGGTACTGAGGTTAATGCACTCGATCAATATGGAAATCTAACTGGTAGAGCAACATCTAGTTATGGTGCTAGTGCGCCAACTAACCCAATTGCTGGTACTACTTGGTATGACACTACAAACACAGCACTTAAGGTTTACAATGGAACAGCTTGGACTCAGATCAGCACTACGACATTAGCTAACTATGTTGGTCTTGCTGGAAATGAATCTGTGGCTGGAAATAAAACCTTTACTTCTGGTCTTGGTATTGTTACTAGCCCTGGCGTTATTACTTATAATGCTGCTACTTTACTGTATTTAAAAGGTGATCATGCTACTACTCAATTTAGAATGGAAGCTATTACTGGAGTTGCATCACCAAACGATTCGTCTCATTTAGATTTCTGGTGTTCAGAACCAGCCTTAACATATTCAGGATCTGGTATTGGTTTTAACGCCTATAAACCCTCAAGTGGCGGTAGTGCAAATATTACCCAACGAAATGTTGCACAAGGATCTTCTTATATTAGGTCTACTAATACTGCAAGTAGTTCTGCTTTACAATTTGGAACAGGAGCAGCTGGTACTACACCAACTGTAAAAATGTCATTACTTGAATCTGGTAATTTAGCTGTTGGTGGCTCACATACTCCAACTGTTACACTAGATGTAGCTGGTAGTGGTAAGTTTACTGGTAAAGTTCTTGTAGGTCCTACAGCAAATTATAATAGTTTTATGGATAGTATTGGATTAGTTACTAATTCTGTTCCATACACTAATGTTGGAAGTCAATCTGTTATGGCTGCTTATGGTACTACAGCTGTTGGTATTAATTTAGGTGGTGGTATTGCTTTAGGTGGTATTTGGAATGATACAACAGTACCAAGTACATTTGCAGAAGTTGTTGGTATAAAAGAAAACGCTACATCTGGAGATTATGGAGGATCTTTACAATTAAAAACAAGAGCTAATGGTGCAAATGTTACTGAAAAAATGCGTATCTCTAGTACTGGTAATGTTGGTATTAACACTGTTAATCCAAAAGCTAAACTAGATGTTACTTATGAAACTGGTGGAACTTTAACTAAAAAGATATTTAAATCTTGGACTCAGGTTGGGGTTGCAGGATTCTCTCATCAATATTTAAAATTATTTAGAGTACCACTAGCAAATACAGACAATTACAATGTGTACAATTACACGATACAAGGAACAATATCTGCTAATAGATCAAATGATCTTAGTGTATCTTGTTCCCAATATGTGTATATTTCAAAGGGTTATGTAGCTACGACATATACGAATGCACAGCTTGAAGCAGCGGTTCTATATGGTTATATTGGGTTTAGACCAGCAAACTTAGCTGATACCTTTTCTATGGTAAAGGTTAATGATGGTGGTGTTGATTGGGTTTGTTTGTATCTTAACTGTCCTTCAGCTGGTATTACTAGTTGGACATTTGATGGTACAGTATCAATGCTTGACGATGCTACTTCAGCTGGTAAACATTTCCTAGATTTAGCTGATCCGACTCTTAGTTTAGGACCAGTTGGGTATCCTGCAAGTACAACCATACCAGCAACTGGTTTACATACAGCTTTAGGTTTTACACCTAAACAAACAGAGATTAATGAGTTTGCTGGGCTTAGCTTAAGTCTTGGTGATGGCGATGAAGTCTCAGCTTATTCGGCACTAACCCCACTTATGATAACAAACAATGGTGCAACTAACCTTGCTATTAGAAATAGTACAGATAATGTTGAGCTTATAAACGAAGCATCCACAGATCGTGGTCGTGTTGGTACTTATACAAGCCATGCTTTTGAAACTAGAACTGGCAATGTCGTTCGTAATATTATTGGAACAGATGGTGTTCATAGTTTTGGTACTGCACAAGCAACAGCACCGCTCTCTATTACTACTGATGGTAAAATACAGTTGTACAATGGAGCATCTAAATCTGATGCTATTGCTTTTGCAAGCAATCAATTTAAGTTTGGCGATATCACAAACGGTCTTACTTCCAGTGAAGTTGGTATTTACGCCAAAGACAATATGAAGTTACTTATCAATAATAGCACAGCAGTATCTCTGAATAGTACTGGTTTAGTTGGTATTGGTACAGCAGCATCATCAGTTCCATTAGAACATAGATTGCATGTACATGGTAGTACTAATTCAACACTAGAACAAGCATCTCTTGCTTTAACTAATGGTGTTGTTAATAAATATTTTAATATCGCTAGTTATTATGCCACTGGAGCAACTACTGGAACTATTAAAATTAAAATTCCATTTGGTTTAATAAGCTCAGCATCACCAGTAGTAAATATGATGATGAAAATTAAACTTTCTGGTTTTAATTACCAAACAACTGTTGGTTGGACAGCAACAATTTCCACTTATTTTTGGGCTGCTGGTAACAGTTGGCACAGTTCAAGTTTAACAACAACTGGTCAATGTCCATTTACTTCATTTAGATTAGGTCGAGATACAGCTAATAGTAATCATGGAGTTATTTTATTAGGGACAACAGCACAAGCATGGAATTATTCACCTATATCAGTAGAACAACTTGATATTCACCACAATCCAACTACCGCTAATTTTAGTAAGGGTTGGGCTATATCTTTAATTGCTGATGAAACTGGTATTGATCAAATTGTAACTCTTACTCCAAATATCTTTACTAATACATCCAACTACACAGGTATTAATACTACAACACCAAACAGCCCGCTGACAGTAGCTGGTAATATGGAAGTAACTAGTGGCAATAAGATTATTTCACCAATAGTAGAAACACCAGTTATTCAAAGTACTGGTACTCTAGAATTTAAAGGTGACTATGATGCAGCTGGTGGTGGTACAGCTGATCTTACTATTAACGCTAGTGGTGTGGCTGTGTTTGCTAATCCTCCGTTATATAATACTTTGGCGTTGGCTTATTCTGAAGTAGCTGTTAATGCAGCAGCATCTAGTGGTACTGGTTTTAAATTTGGAACAGGTTTAACAAACTATGGTGGATATGTTGTAAGATATATAAAAACTGGAGATCTTGTACAAGTAGAAGGTCTTATTACTAATGTTGCTACAACAGCTCTTGCATTAGCTTCTGGAGCAGTTGTATTAACTGGATTACCAGTTCCAAGAAGTGGTTCAGGAGCTATTATGTCTATTGGTCTACAAAGTTTTACTACTGTAGTACCAATGAGACTAAATCCAACTAATGGAGAACTTATTGTAGGAGCAGCAGTTACACTAGCTCTTGGTAATGGAACAACAACTGGTGGTTATATCGCAATTAATTTTTCATACCACACAACATAAAAGGAATTACTATAATGCCACCACAAAGACAACAACTACTATTTTTAATTATTTCTAGTTTACAACTTGTTGCCTTAATTGGTGGCATTGCTGCAAGCTTTGTTTACATGGGTAGACGAGACGCTATGATTGACTATAGCATGAGAGATCTTGAGACCCTTAAGGGTATCGTGCAGGATCTAACCAAAGCACAGGTCGTCAGCGTAAGCAACGACTCATTCTATTCAACAGCTCTTATAGAGATTAAATCTAGGTTAACCAAACTAGAAGATAAACAGGCTATGCGATGAAGTACTTATGGTTATTTTTATTGATGGGTTGCTCAGCTGTTAAAGAAATATCAACGAGTAACCATATCATACAAGAGAATGCAATGGCTATTATTGACACAAGAAGTATAGCTGTAGCTCACAAACACGCAGAGATTATCTTGGGTGAAACCAAGGATATCTCTGGTGCTGTTGGTGAGGTAGCAGATATAACCCCTTGGTGGGCTAATCTACTTAAGTACGGATTCATATCTATCAGTGGTATCGCTGTGGTGGTAATACTCTGGCAGACTGGATTAGGTACTGTGATTAGATTAGCCGTTGGTTGGTTGCCAAGTCGTAAGGTCAATGAAGCTAAGCTTGCAGTCAGTGCATTAGATGATACAGACCCAGTAACAATGAGAGAATACATAGCAGTAAAGAGATCGTCAGATCCAATGTTTAATGCTGCATGGAAGAAGGAGGTTGACAATGCCAGGAAGAAAGCAAATTGATACTAGTCAAAGTTCAGCTGATAGGAATATTTTAAGACGCTCTACTGTTGGTGTTATAAAGTCAACACAAGCAGAAGATACTGTTGGCTTTGCTAAAAAGTCTGGTTCATTGGGACAATTTTCTGCTACTACATCTGCGGAATTAGCTGATATTATGTCTAATGAAACAGGATCTGGTCAACTTGTATTTAATACAGAACCACTATTTATATCTCCTAAGATTGGTAATAATCATTCTGTTATATTAACAAAGGATGCAGTAACTGGATCAACAACAGCTAATCAAATCTTAATGCAGTTTCCTATGTATGATGTTGAACACCCATTACCAGTATATGGTACAGCTGATATTTTAATTCAAGTTGATGTAGGAAAACTAACTGGTACATCTGTTTTCTCACAGAGTATAGTACAAAAAAGAGTTACTAAAATATTGGCTGTATTTGATAATGATACAAACTTTGAAGATGATCCATTTCCAGAAATTATTGGTCAAAATAGAGATATTTTTCTTATAGAATATGCTACTGTAAATACTTCTGGATATAACTCTATTGGTACTATAGGTACATTTAACATAATTAAAAACACAGCTAACTTAACTTATGATCTTGTTGTTACTCCAGCTACTAATAACTATATGAAGTATAGAGTTATAGCTACTTGTGTATTATCAAGTGATTATGATTTCCTTGTTCCAGTAACAGCAACACCAGAGGAATAATATGACAATAAGAGCTTTCTATTCTAGGGGTGGCTTCTCAATCCAAGACCCACCAGTAACTGTTATCAATAATGTTGGTAACTATAACGGTGGCACAGGAACATTCAGTGGTACTGTTACAGCACCTAATTTTGTTGGTATGGTTGATGGTTTAGATCTTGATAGATATAAAGAAAACTTACAGACTGGTGTTTTGTACGGTGGTATCATATCTGTTAACGCTAGTGATCCATCTAAAATAGATATCACGGCTGGTGCTGGTATCATCTGTACTCCAGGAGCTTCGCTTGTTGCATTACCAGTTCCAGTAGTTACCACAGTAACTTGGACAGCAAAGATTGGTGTTACTATAACTGGTCTCGCTAGTTCAGATGAAACTTGGTTCTCTATCAGTAGCACAGGCACAGTGGTACAACACTCAACTACTTGGACTGACGATCAGTTTGGTTCTGAGATTGCGATTGGTGCTGTGTATCACACAAACCACTCTACTGTAAGCTTAGTAAAGAACTATCCCCATGTTGCGTATGGTCAGGCTGCACAGACAGACCCATTCATTAGAGCATTTGGTCCACTCAAGTTATCGGGGCATGAGATCTCTGCTAACGGTGCTAACTTATCTGTCAATCGAAGCAGTGGTAAATCATACGCTATTGGTAGAAACTATCAGACAGATCCGAATAACCCAAATATTATTACAGATACAAATGCAGCACCAGCTACAGTTGTATGGAGATTCTATCGTAATGGTGGTACTGGGTTTACTACGGTTATTAATTCAGTAGTAGATCCAAGTCACTATGATAATGGTAGTGGTACTCTAGCGTCTACATCTCAATGGACTATACAAAGAATATTCTATCTACCTAACCAACCAAACACACTTGGTATATACTATGGTCGTGAGACCTACGCACAATTAGCTGACGCAGAATTAGGTCTGTTAACTGAATCATTTACCGAAAGTGAAAGCACTGCAACACAGGGAGTCTTTCTTGGATACCTTATTGTTAAAGGTAGCGTAACTGTTCTTAATGATAGTGCTAAAGCTAAGTTTATACAGGCTGGTTTATTTAGAAATCTTTCTGGTGCTGGTGGTGGTGGTCTTGCTGTAGCATTTTTAGATGATCTTTCAGATGTTACTATTACAAGCGCAGCAAACAACGACCTACTAAAGTGGAACGGTAGCCAATGGGTTAACTCAACGATTGCATCTCTAGCCATTAGTTCTTTAGGTACAGTTACAACTGGTACATGGAACGCTACGGCTATTTCAGATGCTTATATATCCTCAGCTGCCACTTGGAATACAGCGTCTACAGATAGACTAAAGTGGGATGGTGGGGCTACAGGACTTGTTGCGGCTACTGGTCGTACTAGTCTTGGTCTTGTTATAGGTACAGATGTACAAGCCTACAGTGCTACATTAGCCGCAGCAGCTGGTGGAACATACACAGGAAATGTTACTGGAAATGTAAGTGGCTCATCTGGCTCATGTACTGGCAACGCAGCAACAGCTACAAATGTTCCATATACAGGTCTTACAGGAACGGTTCCAACTTGGAATCAAAGTACAACAGGTAACGCAGCAACGGTTACTGATGGTGCTTATGTGAGTATTGACAATAACTTTAGTTCCTATCAAACATTTCAATCGGATATTGATGTTTATGGTGATGCATATCTTGGAACATCATTAAGTGTTGGAACGACAATTACCAGCGGAGCAATCAATGGATTAACTGTAAGCATAGGAAGTGGTACAGGTAATACGGTTGTTGGTGAAGCATCAGGAACAGCTCTTACGAGTCTGGCACTTAATAATGTACTTGTTGGCAAGAACTCTGGAGATGCGATTACAACTGGAGATAACAATGTTGCCATTGGCAGCGATGCGTTGGGTGCTGCACAGACAACGACAGGATGTGTTGCTGTAGGTCATAATGCGTTGTTGCTTAATACCGCTGCTGATACAACTGCTATTGGATATTTAGCACTAGACGCAAACACAACTGCTGTACGAAACACCGCTGTTGGAGCATACTCACTTAGCGCAAACCAAACTGCTGTTGATAATACTGCTGTTGGTTATAACGCTTTAAAATTAAATACTGGAGACACTAATGTTGCCGTTGGTTCTAATGCTTTGGCGGCGTGTACAACTGGATCTAACAATGTTGCGATTGGAACAAATGCGTTAAATGCACTTGGAATTGGTACTTACAATATGGCAGTTGGTGGATCATTGCGAGCAGTTACAAGCGGTCAAAATAATGTTGCAATTGGACAATCAGCAGCAGTAACTATAACAACTGGAGTTAACAACATTGCTATTGGAACATTTGCTTTATATTATGCAAATACTACATCATCTGAAAATATTGCAATTGGAAATCAGGCTGGTGGTGCTGGTGCAGCAAGTGCAACAATTCAAAGTAAAAATGTATTTATTGGAACTTCGTGTGCTAGGTTTATAACAACTGGCAGTCAAAATGTAAGTATTGGTCAAGAGTCTTTATATAATATTACAACCTCTGGAAACAATACTGCAATTGGGTATCATGCTGGCAGATACATAGCAGATGGCGCAACTGCCATGACTGCAACAGCCAACGCCGTGTATGTGGGTTATGGTGTCCGTGGCTCAGCCAACTCAGTTACCAACGAGACTGCACTTGGATATGTTGCAATTGGACTTGGTTCAAACACGACTGCAATTGGAAATTCAAGCACACTTGGCAACCGTATCTTTGGCGTTGCATCAACTGGTCAGGTAGCACCGACCATTGCAAGTGCAGCTACAATTGCTCCAACAACATCTATTGTATTTATCAGTGGAACCGCAGCCATTGCTACAATTACGGCTCCATCTACAATCGCAACTACTGGTGGTCGAATTACTTTAATTCCAACTGGAATTTTTACGACAACCGCCGCTGGAAATATTGCATTGGCAAGCACGGCTGTTGTTTCCAAGGCATTGACTATGACTTATGATGCAACAACAACTAAATGGTATCCCTCGTACTAAGGAAACAAATGGAAGAAAATAAGACACAAGAATATTTAAATGGGTTGGTAGATGTATGCGATGGTATTAATAATATATTAGCTGGTAACTATAGCCAAGCTAATACAATTAATCCAGAACCACTAACAACTATTATGAAACGACACACAGACCATGTTCGTATTATGGAAACACACATGGTCGGAACTGACTTAACTACTTACAGTAATATTGCCACTATGGGTGAGCAATGGATTATTAACAATCAACAGGAGAACTAACATGATTACAATCGCAACTATTTCATCTTTCGTCGGCAGCGTATTCTTTGGCGCATTCCTCTTTGTAGCTGGCTATGTCATTGGCAACCTGATCTCGGTTGATAAGGTCAAGAGCTGGCTCGGAAAGTAATACATGAACTATGCTAAACAAATCCAAGCCTTAAACAACGGCTTAATCAAACAACTGTTATCAGACCTTGGTGATCCAACTAAGTGTACTCCAGGATTATACCTTGTTATTCGTGGTATGATCACAGACAACAGGGATGTTTTAGATAACATTCCTAATTCAGCTCTAGATGAACTAGAGGCTAAGTTGGCAACTAAGGCTCCGTTTAAATTTAAGGTGGGATAATGAATGTACCTAAAGAGATGGTTGATGATTTCCGTAATCATCTATGGGCTTGCTTCAAGTACTTAGGAATCGGGGAACCGACTCCATTACAGTACGCTATGGCAGAAGCCATGCAGAACGGTCCTAAGGACTTCCAGATGCAAGCAGGGCGTGGAGCTGGCAAGAGCGTAATCAACGCTTGCTTCGCATCGTGGCGGCTCCTAATGGATTCTAATAAGACCATCATGGTCTTGTCAGCAACCTCTGGTAGAGCCATCTCTTTCATTGCACAGGTTAGAAAGATAATTGATGTGGTTCCTTATTGTGAACACCTTAAGCCTAAGGAACACGATAAGGACAATGCATTCGGTTTCAATGTTGGATGCAAGACTACCTACGGACAAGATCTGTCCTGCTATGCCAAAGGTATAACAGGACAGATCACAGGTAGCCATGCCGATGATATCATAGTGGATGATATTGAGATCGAGAAGAACTCAGATACTCCTTATGCTAGAGAGCGGCTACTCAATAAGATAGCCGAACTAGAGCAGATTAGAAACAATACAACA